GAGGCAGATAAGGTATTCAGTCTACGTAATAATAAGACCACCAACTTTAAAAATGGTAGATATTTATGCACTTGGCTTTCAGGGGGTAATAATACAACTGGTATTTGGGTAGATAGATATTACTACCCTGATAGAATTTCAAAAGAAAATGCTCTATCTGCGTCTCCTTTATTTGCTCCGTCTTTTCTAGATCCTATTGATTCACTAATTTATAGTTCTCCTAGTACAGCTAATTATATTTTTGATAAAAAGAGTGATTTAACTCTCGAACCAAATTCAAAATACTATTATTCGAGAGTAGGTGTAGAAGATATACAGAACGCTATTACAAGCGCCTCACCTCTTATAAGTAGCTTTACTAATTTTTACACCACTAAAAATGTATTATCTGCTTATGATAGTAGTTCTATTGTATATGATGGTACGAAATATAATAAGTATAATATAAAGAATGATGTAAACTGTACATCTCAATTTACTTTCTCTTTCGATATGTTTGTTAGTCCAAATATAGTTAATAATGGGTATTCAATAGCTAACTCTAGTAAACATTTTACAGTACTTAGTGATATAAAAATTACACCTTTTATAGTTCTATACCAAGATAAAACAGTTTATATATATAATACTTCCTTTACATTAATTAAAACCGTTGATTTTGCTACTAATATAAAGGAAGTTATAACTAATAGACCACTTGATGATTTTTTTGTTATATGTAGCGACGGTTTTTGCTACAAAGTTAATGAATTAGGTAATAAGCTAAAGCGAGAGTATATACCTATAATTTTATATAGAAATTACACACAGGATGATGACTATATTTACTTCTTATTAAATGTTACTGGTGAGGTGTTAAAGGTAAATAAAAATACATTTAATTATACTACTATATACTCGACACCGTTGAGTTTATATTCAGATCCTAACGATCCGCAGAATAAGCATAGAAGTTTATTAATATATAATAATATTCTTTATGGAATACCTGGTGAGAACGTAAAGATAAAAAATACAAATGAAATATATTTTTTATATGGTAACAGGCAGATATGGTATTACAACCTTATAACTAATAGAAGTCGTATATTGTTTGATACGACGAGTGCTTTTAACGATTTTAACATAACTCCTGATAATCAGATACTACTGATTACAGATAACAACTGGTATCAATATACTACGAACCGTGAATTTGTGTTATCAGGAACCACTACAAATAGTACTGAAGGGAAATATAAAAACATTCATGTAGATATTATGAGAGAGTATACACCTAACGGTGTACAAGAATTCTCTACAATCTTAATGTTATCAGGTGGTTTAAATACAGGTAATTTAATGTCATACAATATAGGTACTGGTCAAACTTATAATTTAGGTATAAGTGGTGTATACATAGCGGATACAAGCGCTACAAGGAAAAAATATACAATGACTAACTTTAATAATCTACAGGCTTTAAACAGTAATAGGTTAGCTTTTAATATTACACTTACTAATTACCTTTCCTCGGAGGATATTTTATCTAAAAGTATAGCCGTTGATTTAGGATCTATTGATACCGGTTATCATACTTTTACATATAGGTTTGATGCATTACAGGGTAATATTAGTTTGTTTATTGATGGTGTTTTATATCAAAACGAAGTAATTCCACCTAGCAAGTATAATATTCAACAAATACTTTCTGAAGATTTATATGTTGGAGCTGTCGGTATTACTAATGGTATAGATCTTGCAACTTACTTGAAGCAACCAGGGTATTACTTTATTAATAGTAGTTACCCCGTTCGTAATCTTATGATATACAATCACGCTCTCAAGTCTGATGAGATTTTTGCCCTCAGCTTAAAAGATAGAACAATTGACGAACTCATATTGTCTATACCTTGCGGTCAAAGAAATAATATTGAGGAAATAGAGAGGTTTTTTAAATACGCTCCCGTAACCAGTTCAAAGAGTATAAATATTTATGTTAAGAATACTGGTATTACTAACACCACCTTTAAAAATAACATTAAGAATGTTATTTATGAGCAAGCAGCATCAACATTACCTGTAGGTGTTAAGATTAACGATATACAATTTATTGATTTTAAATGATAACCTATAGTGATTATAAGAGATTTTATGCTGAATCAGGATTGTTTACACTTAACAGTGTAGACTATACAGGATATGTTGAAGTATTAAGCGGGGTACCATATACAGCCACTGAATTAGATATCACGTCTAAATGTAGTACCTTATCTTCACTGGTAGGTGTACCACTTGAGAGGCAAAGTACATATAAAACGGATCTACTTTGTTCTGATTTCTTTTTTGATCGAGGTATTAACGATATTGTTGAATTACCTATACCTCTCGAAGAAATATTAATTGAAGCTAATGACTTTTTAAATTATAATCTCTTAGAGAGTAAATTAACAAAAATTAAAACTAATACAATATATACGTATTCAAGGTGCTTCATGACGGGAGCACTGTTACCTGTTAGTGATAATGTTAAATATGCTGGTGTACTTAGCGCGTCGCAAACGACACTTGATTTGTTTGCGGGTAGTAATTATAGTACACTACCCTTTGGTAGTACCAACAATTTTCTCGAGTTAGACGGTATACGTGGATTTGCTCCTGTTAACTATTTAGAAGATGATAGTAAAGCTGTTATATTTGCCTTTACAAGTACAAACCTTATATCTCTTTCATGTAGCGATCAATCTATAGGTGTTATTGAGATTTCACCTTACTATCAAACACAGGTAGCGGAGAATACACTATCTTTTTTCAATATCGGTGGTATAGCTACTATTGGTAAGTTTCTATATGTTACAGATACAGGTAATAATAATATCTTAAAGTATGATATAGGAGGATATATTGATGGTGATACGGTTCTTTCTAATAAGAGAAACTTAGTAGAAATTATTGGCGGAAAAGGGCTAGCAGTGGATGAGGTATTGTTCAATGAACCTAAAGAAATAACAGCGGGTAATAATTACATAGCTGTTAATGACTCTAAAAATTATGCTATAAAGGTATTTGATCTAGACTTTAACTTTATAGCAGTAATTAATAGTATTAATTTTAAGCGTGAACCTATAGCTGCATTGGAGTATAATAGATTAACTAACTACCTATATGTTTTAACGTATAGTCAGCAGAAAACTAAACTTTATATTATAAATGACTGCTTCAACGTTGAGGAGTCATATGAGTTACCATTTATATTACAGGTTGGCGAGGTAATTAATAATATAAGTTTTTCGTATAACAATAGTAACTTTTTTTATATTAGTACAAACTACGCTATTTATAAATTATTAGTTAATAAGCCCGGTAATAGAAAGGGTGTTTATCAGACTAATAAAATTTTATCTAATATTAAGTCTCCTGCATCACAGGTAACCGCTACATATGTAATTTCCGGTGGTCAAACGACTATAGTGCAAGATCCTAATAGTTTGTGGAATTATGTTGATACTTATTACGACAATGCTAAATTTAACTGGGAAACTAATACGCCATCCATAACGAGTATAGTAACACAAGGTGCATCAATTCAAACCACTACAACTACAATACCTGCGAGTTATACTACATCTGTCTATAGCGATGTAATAGTAGGATATAGATTAACACCACAGAGTGATGATACCGATAAAGTGTTTTTTATTACGAATAGTAGAATATATTATTTTAAAGAGCCTAATATATATAAGAGTGTATTAAAATTGGATAATTTTGATAGTTACGGCGCTAATTTTACACTTAATAGTAGTGAGTATATTCAAGGAAGTTCTCTCAATAAAGAGTTCTATAAGGTAATTTATGATAATATTAATTTAAAAAACAACCTGGTTGGTAGATTTACGGGAGCATATAATAATTTAGATATATTTGTGTTTACAGATTATAACTATAATATAGATTTATCACTGTTACTTAGTGACTCTATTGAAGAATATTATATTCATGATAATGAAAAGAATCTAGCAGGTGTGTTTAATAGATTTATTCGTAATATATATGAGCTACAATTAAAAATAATAGCCCTAACAGTAACTGATAAGGGTGATGGGATTGTACCTGTTTACAATACTACTACAGGACAGTCTAGTAACACCTTGATAATAGAATAGCCGGTATAAATATAATAAAATGGCTAGTACTAAGCTTACACAGACAAAAATTAGTGATACCTACGGTGGTGTGTTACATTCTAACGGCGAAGCTTTACCTGTATCAACACTTATAGATATCTACGATGGACTGGGTAACAAGTCGTCGCTTAAATTAGGTAGAGCGTGTAATGGTGCAACTGTTTGTGGTCCATTTACATGTGATACATTGACCACAACATCGAAGCTTTCTGCTTCAACACAATTTGATATATTAAATTTATTAAATGTATTACACCCTGTAAGCTCTATAATTGTTACCTTTAATGATAGTAACCCTGGTACAAGAACTGGCTGGACTGGTACAACCTGGTCGCAGGTAAGTCAAGGGAGATTTTTAGTAGGTGTCGGTAGTGATACTGTTGACGGAGTATTTAAAACCTTTACAGCTGGAAATAATACAGGCGGTGAATATCAACATCTATTAACCATCCCTGAAATGCCAAATCATAGACATCTTAATGGTACTGCAGATGACACACGTGCAGCGGGAAATTCATCTTTCGTATATGGTGAAACTTTTATAGATATGCCCGGTCTTGCAGAAGGTAGACAGGAAACTTCTGCTGGAGGAACAAGAGTACAAGGATTTACTTCTTACATAGGTAGTAATCAACCTCATAACAATACACCTCCTGGGTTTGGCTTGTATGTATGGCAAAGAACGGCTTAATTAACTAGATATTTTTAACTTTATGCCTGATATTACAATTATAAAACTTAAGATTAGAAGAGGTACAGACGCACAACGAAAATCTGTCATTCTCGAGCAGAGTGAATTGGGATATACAACTGATACAAAGCGTGTATTTGTTGGTGATGGTGTTTTACCAGGTGGTAACATTGTTGGTAATGTTACATGGTCTCCTCAGACTCGGACTAATATTACTAACGCACAAATAGGCGATATCGTGTATGATAATAGTCTACTATACCAATTAACTGGTGTAAATTATAGCTTACCTGATAGTTGGGCTTTTATAGGTTCAAAAACAGATAATAGCACTTTAACGTATTCTAGCAATCAACTTATTATAAAAGATAACGGTATAACAGGTACTAAATTCTTATCGTCTGCTGCATCAGGCGGGTTGGTTGCTACTGTAAATAATGGTATATCAGCTAATGTAGATAATATTACTCTAAAAGTAACATCAACAAATGTACTATCGGTAGGTGTAATTGATCAAAAGCATATCGCTTCTTCTGCACTCGGTAACGGATTACAGGGTGGTAGTGGTACTATAATAGGTGTTAACGCAGATACAGCGTATTTCGGATACAATAGTACAACACTAACACTTACGGCGTTACCAGTAGGTACAGTAACAGCTTATTCGCTTAGTGCTGATTCTTTCGGAGCTGGTTTAGATATTGTAGGTGATAAATTACAAGCAACAATTAACGATACGCTTACTACAGATATTCAAAATGTTGGCGGTCAAATAAAACTGGCAAATTTTGGGGGTGCTGGTGATTCCGGTAATATATTTAGAAATATAGTATTCGATTCGAAAGGTAGAGCATTATCTTCTTATAATTCTATAATAGATACTTTATCTGCCGGTAATGGTAGTTATGCAGGGTTTCCTCTACAGACAACAGGTGCAGGAATATCTGCACTATCTGGCTATCGTGGTAATACATTAGTAAATACACTATCTTGGAATTCTAACTTTACAGCGTCAGTAACAAAGCAACTATCTTCTGCAGGATTTATTACTTTTGAATCTGTTAACTCACAAAACGGTACATCGGTGGATAGATTCGCAATACCAATCTTTTCTTATAAATAACTCCCCTTAATCAATGTCAGCTAAAATTGAAATTAATAAAAATACACTACTTAAACTTCTAATTAGACGCGGTACTAATGTTGACAGACAGAATGTAATATTAACGGAAGGTGAACTAGGTTACACAATAGATACAAAACGCTTATTTGTGGGTGATGGTCAAACACAGGGTGGTATCTCTATTGGTAGTACCTATGCAGGTAGCTCAACTGCTGTAACTGATTTTGTTGGAGCTGTTGTAGGTGATTATGCTTTTGATACAGATAATAATAAGTTATATGTCCACCATTTATCAGGCTCAGCTAGCAATATTAATAACTGGGTCGAGGTGGGAGGTGTGTATACTGCAGCGGATAGTACGGTTGTTGTAAGTAATACTAACGGTATAAGAGTAGGTACTTTATCTGCTGGTAATATATCTTCAAATTTACTAGGTAACTCAATATCCCTAGATGGTACAAATAAAATATCACTCAGCAGCAGTATTAAGACAGATCGCATTACACCTCTAAATAGTACTTATTTGAGTTTACCGCAGAACTTATCTATTAATTCTGTTAATTATAGCTGGCCAACAGGCGGCGTTGGTTCAGATCTTTATCTTACTTCTGACATATCTGGTAACTTATCGTGGAGCAATGCTGCTACTCCTACGACTGTGTTTGTAGCAGGTACAGCCGGTCAAATTGCTGTAGGTTCTATTATGCCTTACGTTTCTTCAGCTAATGCACCTGCAGGTTGGTTACTGTGTAACGGTCAATCTGTTGTAGGTGCTAGTTACCCTGAACTATCTGCCGTAGTTGGTTACTCCTTTGGGGGTAGTGGTGCTAACTTTAATGTACCTAATTTAATTAACAAAACAATTTACGGTGTTAGTAATTCGCCTTCTTCATCTACATTAGTTAGTGTTTCATCAGGTACTAATTCAACCTTGAGTGCAACAGGTATGCTTTATATAATAAAAGCTAAACCTGATTATGTTGTATCTTCCACGTTTACTATTAATAATGGGTTAACAGGTACAGTTAATGGTGTCGATGTTACAGGTAGTGCTATAGGTACTTTATCTGGTAATATTAAGGTAGGTTTACCAGCGATAATTACAGGTCAAACTATAGTTGGTGGTAGTTCGTTTACTGTAGATACATACGGACGTGTAACCACGGTAGCGAGTACATCTAGTATAGCATACCCAGCTGGTACTATTACACAAGTAACGGGTACAGATATTTACAACGAAAATTCACCTATTGCGTTCTTAAAACGACCTGTAACAATATATTCTGAACCGCAGTCTTCTAGTACTACATCAGTTACTACAACAATTTCTGCATACCCCAAGATAACCTCTTTTACTGCCGCCGGCGCTCGAACTCAGACACTATATAATGTATCACCAGCTGCAAAGAATTTAATTGTTGATTGTGAAATTAAAAAATCTGGCCCTGATGGTGGTAATATGGATAGATTTGTTGTATCTGCTCCTAATGAAAGTCTTCTTACTGGTCCAACTTCACCAGATACATATGAATATCTAGTAGGATCAAGCCGTGCATCTGGTAGTGGTGATAGTATACGTAGTGGTAGTCAAGTGTTTATACCACTATCTGCTGCGGCCAACGGTAATTTAACATGCGCTTTTAGAATATCACCTTCTAAATATGATGCCATTACAATAAGAATTGTTGGTTATACTATATAATTTATGAATGAATTAATTATCGAAGGATTGATCGAGGAAGATATTAAACTTCTTAAAGAAATTGTAGAGTCTTATAAACTTTCTGTAAAGGATTATAATAAGGTTATACGCGTGAAGGAATTAAATGATAAGTTAACACAGATATTAAATTATTTTAATGATTAAATAGTTATGTGGCTATTCCAGACAGAGTATTAGCGCTTGGGGAAGAATTTTCAGACTATATACTAATCGATGATTCGCGTAATAGTGTAATTATTAATTTTGAAATGGAATATTTTGATATATTATATCGTGAATATAAGCGGTTAGGTTATTCTGTAAAGCATGTCACGCGATTTAAATCTAAAGATTCTATGACTTGTGTCTTTACCAAGGACTCTTGATATAAATAAACTATATGGTATACCCTACGTTTACGGTTAATACAAAAGCATTCAATATAGCATCTAACTACGGGTATTCCCCCTATTATGATATTGTATGGTCTTTTGATTATGCTATAAGCGGTAACAATAATACTGAAGCTGGGTTTACCGTATTTATAATGGATAATAATTATATATTATCGGGTGGTAATTTTAATATTGATCTCGGTTATTCAGGACTTTCTTCTAATAGTGATCAATCAAGCTCTTTAACCCCAGGGGTAAGTGGAGGTATAATTGCTGTAGGATTTGATACCACGGGATTATTTGCTGTATCAGCGCTTTCTGGAACAAGAGTAATCCGCGATGGTATTGATGAGTCAGCTAGAATTCTTAATAGTGTTAGTATTCGTGATAAGTGGCCAGCTTATAGTTATAATACAAATAATTACAATGTTGCTCTTTCAAGCTTAGATAGTTCTTTTAAGATTGTTGATGGTGAGCTAAATTATAAAACGATTCGTGCAAGACTAGGTAATGTTGGTAGAACATTGTATGTTGATTATAGGAGTACTCCTGACGATGATTTTAAATCCCTACTAGTAAAAGATGTAAATTTAGATATTACAAGTAATACTATGTATAAAGTTGGAGCATCTTTTGCGACACCTATAAGTAGTAACGATCCTAATAAAATAGGTACTATATATTTTAGAAATTTCCATACAGAGGGTAATTTTTTATCTGGTGAGGTAACAACAATAGTAAATACTACTTTGAGTGGGGTAAAAATCTTACCTGTCAGACCTATAATTCCAACAATTCCTCCTTCGCGACCACCTATACCTCCATTGGAGGAATTTGTAATACCTATTGTAGATAATAATGCTGTATACAGTATATGCCCCACACACACAATAACTTATGCAAGAATAACTTCGGTTGATAGTCTTACAGGTATTACAGAAGATAGATACAACTTTGGATATAGATTGAGCGTATTTGATGGTACTAGTGCAATAAATGTGAATTTAACTCGTAAGGATATATTTAATTATGTATCTTCTGACAGTAAGTATAGAATATATAAAGATATGTTTTGTGAGTACTGGAAATTATCATCTGCAACATCATTATTTTTAAATAATACTAGCTTTGTACCGATTGGTGCATATAGTACAACCATTTCTGCAAAATATATATGATACATGATAATATAAATGTTGATATTAAACTTAAGGGTCAATATAGATTCTCCGTAAAGGATAATGATACTATTGTATATACGTCACCTTGGTGTAATAATACTATTTTATCGTGTGGTTTAGTAGATCTTCACTATTACGACATACCTAACATTATTAGTTATTTAGATATAGGGTCGAGTAGTAGTCTGCCCGGTGTATCAGGCTACGGACTTTCAGGTGTAATAGCTGAAACGGAATTTAAAAACATATATAGAGATATTGTCGAATCGTATCAAGATACGATTTCAAGTAAAGTCTATATTGCATCTTTTTCTTCTGGTAAAGCTCTAGATAATATTACGATAAATGAATTCGCTATTAAGCGGACTGAAATTAATAGTTTTGCTCGAAATACTCTCACTTCAACATATAGCTTATGCGCAGGTCAAATAATTAACTTTGAATATAAACTGACAGTTAACTGGTCATCTTATTTTACAGGTAATTTACCTGTAACAGGTAATAGTTTAGGTTATATATATACAATACCTATTATATCTACAACATATAATATACCCTACGATAGTTTATATTATAATAATAATATGCTTTTTTTACTAGGCAATATATATAATTCTGACGGAAGTTTTCTTAATCGTCTACCTAATATGGGTGATGACTATCCTGTGTTTTTTGATTGGGGTATTGATACATCAACATTTTCTACATATACACCAAATGAAGTAAGTAGTTCTATAGATAATATATTACGCAGATATACAGTGAATACTTGCTATAGTGGGATAGCTTGCGAACCTAATAGTGAAGTTCATAGTAATATAAAAACAGCCTTAATTGTAAAAGATGGAGATATAACACAACGAACCAATAAGTTTAACGCTACACGGTTTGTCTTTCCACTTACTGTATATAATAGTATAGTTGTGTGTCCCTCCACGTTACCTAGCAACACTTCTCTTAATAATATAACACTCGGCTATAGCTATACATGGGGAGAGTGTGATACAACATCGTCGGAGCCACCGCCTACTCTCACTATTAGTAGCGTAGATATAAGCAATACTGACGGTTACCCATCTGAAGATTGTTATGATCCTGCAACAGGTGAACCGTATGATACAAGAGTTATGTTCAGTGTAACAATGTCAGAAATAGGTTACCCTGGAGAATATGATTTAGTTGTTAGTGTAATGAGTAATTCTTCTAATTCTGAAGGAACAACTGTAATACAGCCTGGCGAAACTAAAGACTTTACATTGTATGTAAATTGTATACCTAATGAGGTAATCACTATTCAAGCTCAAGCTACACACAAAATAACTTCTAGTAAGGTAACTAATATTGCTATCGAAACAGCTTACGCACTTAACCTGTGTACTCCTACACCCACACCTACACCAACAATAACTCCTACACCAACAGTAACTCCTACTAATACCCCTACTCCAACAGTAACACCAACAGTAACTCCTACTAATACAGTAACACCAACAATAACTCCTACTAATACAACTACACCAACTGTAACGCCTACTAATACACCTACACCAACAGTAACGCCTACTAATACACCTACACCAACAGTAACGCCTACAGTAACTCCTACTAATACACCTACTAATACACCTACACCAACAGTAACGCCTACAGTAACTCCTACTAATACACCTACTAATACACCTACACCAACAGTAACACCTACAGTAACACCTACAGTAACGCCTACTATAACACCAACAATAACTCCTACTAATACACCTACACCAACAATAACACCAACAATAACACCAACAATAACTCCGACTAATACACCTACTAATACAGTAACACCAACAATAACTCCTACTAATACTCCTACTAATACTCCTACTAATACTCCTACTAATACAGTAACACCTACAGTAACACCTACAGTAACACCTACAGTAACACCAACAATAACTCCTACTAATACACCTACTAATACACCTACACCAACAGTAACCCCTACAGTAACGCCTACAGTAACTCCTACTAATACTCCTACTAATACAGTAACACCAACAGTAACCCCTACAGTAACCCCTACAGTAACGCCTACAGTAACCCCTACTAATACTCCTACACCTACAGTAACACCTACTATTACACTTACACCAACAGTAACGCCTACCCTCTTCCTATCACCGACACCTACCCCAACAATAACACCTACTATTACACTTACACCAACAGTAACACCTACTAATACACCTACAGTAACGCCTACAGTAACGCCTACAGTGACTCCTACTAATACTCCTACTAATACAGTAACACCTACAGTAACACCTACTGTAACACCAACAATAACTCCTACTAATACACCTACTAATACTCCTACACCTACAGTAACACCAACAATAACACCAACAATAACTCCTACTAATACTCCTACTAATACTCCTACACCAACAATAACACCAACAATAACTCCTACTAATACTCCTACACCAACAATAACACCAACAATAACACCAACAATAACTCCTACTAATACTCCTACTAATACTCCTACACCAACAATAACACCAACAATAACTCCTACTAATACTCCTACTAATACTCCTACTAATACTCCTACTAATACACCTACACCAACAATAACACCAACAATAACTCCTACTAATACTCCTACTAATACTCCTACTAATACACCTACACCAACAATAACACCAACAATAACTCCTACTAATACTCCTACACCTACAGTAACACCTACTGTAACACCAACAGTAACACCTACTGGATTAGGTATCGAAACCATCTGCGTCGAGTACACTCAGGCAACGTATGACCCATATGTTACCACGGAGACGCAATTCAACATGTCTGGGAATGTTGTCATCGGATACACCGGCACAGGTCCTGGAGGCACGTTCACACTCGACTATAACATCTATACATCATATTGGGAGCTGGACGATCCTAATTATGTATCCAGCTATTACTACAACGACGGCTCTTCACCTGATGGTTATTATATTCCTGGCGCGTTTCCGCCTTACTACGCCACTGTCACCAGCGGCGCATGCCCAACACCAACACCTACACCAACAGTAACTCCTACACCGGTAACTCCTACACCAACACCAACATCAGTAACTCCTACACCAACACCAACAGTTGGCAGTCTCCCTGAAACAATCTATGTCAGACACTATCAATATCCTGATGGTCCGGAGACAGACTTTACGATGACGTGGGTCGTCAACGGCCCGTTTGGTGGGATGATTGGCGCAGCTACGAACGATTATTACGAAGGTAGCTTCTTCAACGGCACTTACGACGAGACATTCTGGCTGGCATGGTATCTTAACGCGACCTACGTGGAAACATATTATGATGAAGAATTAGGGGAATATGTGCATGTCTATACACCCGGATGGCTTTTCTACTACGGTCCGGGTGTAGGTAGTGAAGATGCAACAAACCCAGCTGGAACGTATGATGATGTATATCAGCAGAATTATCGTATGATCGTCTCCCTCACTCCGTTTCCTTAATTTCAAAACCACCCACTATTACGCGTCCTGAATACCAATAATAAAAAGTCACACCTGATGACCGTCTCTCATGTCTCTAGCTATTGAACTCAGCCATGGATACTCCTAGATGACAATTATCATTGCTTTATAGCTAATTAAATATTACCCATCATCGCTTCAACGGTAAGATCATGCTTCATAGAGTGAAAGCGTTCATCAATATATTTCTGAAATGCAAGAGGTTTGATCCATTCATTGTTATCCTTACCATAGCCAAGCTCATCACATTTATTTGATACCTGCTCAATACCTTCAAGCAAACACGCCCAACGCGTCAGCTCATCGATATCCATATTAATTTCTTTACCGGTTTTAAGTTTAAAGTTAAACGTTCTCATTATACACTAGTATAAGGAAGTTCCCTTTTCTTTAAAGCATTAAATGCATTCTCAATGTTAAGTGGTTCAGTTAATAAAACAGATTCAAAAGTGGCATTAACTCGATACTTACTTGCGCATTTTTCGCAGATAAAAATATTATCTTCGTTAAGTAGTATAGGTGCTTTGGTTGGATTTTGCCCACAAGGGCAGTTTATCTCTACTGTTTGTGTCTGAAGAAGGTGGTTGAATGCAGACTGTTCACTTTCTAAAAAGATTTGACTCTTTTTATTAGGGTTAAAAAGATAAAAAATTAAAAAATGAATAATAAAGGCTGCTGTAACACCTTGCCAAAACCCTATAAAACTTTGCAGTATAAACCCAATACCAAGACTTATTAAACTAGTAAGTATGAGTGATATTCCGATTTTTTTAATCATAAGTAATTATAACTTATAATGCTAACTTATCAAGCAATTCAGGAATATTTTGTGTGATTTCTGTACCTATATTGTCAATAACCTTATATATAGGTTCTAGATTTTTAGCCTTCACTTGTGAGTTGCTTTCTGCAGTAATAAACATTGCTCTCAGTTCAAGAAGATCAAGATATAGTTTACTAATTAACTCGTTTGCTGAATTAAAATTAAACGGAAGAACTTGTGGAGCTTCATGTGTTGCAGCTTCATCTTCATATTTTTTAATCTGAGCAGATACATCAAAGTCTGCTATAGGCTTTGATGCGACTCCTATATTGTATGGATTTGTTGCAACTGGCATTGTATTTATTTATGCTTTGGTATAAATAATTATATGACTAAGTTTGAAAGTAGATTTTTTAGAGCCTTACATGAACAGGACGAAGACAGACAAGCAATGGAGCAATCGCTTGATCAAGGTACAGATCCTGGTAAGTTTGATGTTGATCCTTCCGGTGGTAAAGGTGCTAATAGTGAAGTAGCTCAACATACAGCTGCGGCTGTAGAAGCCACTGCTCGTGTACATGCTCAGTATGTAGAAAAAATTAATGGCTGGTCACAGCGCTTAACAGAATTTAATGAGTTTCTTAACGGTACCGGTGATTCAGTTCAGTCAGCTATTGCAGGAGCTGATGAAGATACTATTCTTAAGGATTTAGAAGATCAACAAAGTAGAATTACGCGTGCTGCAACTGAAATTGCAGCTCTTATTCAAAAATTTAATTCTGTAATTACTACAGAAAATAAGGCTAGCTACAGAGGAGTCTAAACTTTTTAATCTCTGAAAGCTTAATAATACCCTCGAGTGATTCGTGGGTATTTTTTTGTATAAATTCTGCTGATATCTCATCTATCTTACAATGCATGGCGATATCGTTAAAATCTTTAAATCGTGTACCAAACTTTTCAGGCCATATAAAGACTTTCTCACCATTTAGTAATAATGTCTCTGATTTCTTTAGAGATGCATTGTCAATCCACTGACTATCAAGTACCCAAATACGATCTAACCATTTTAGTGTTGTATCTACCTGTTTTTGTTGCCTTTCAGTAAATGTTGCATTACCCCTCTCTGTAATACCCGCGACAGCTACACTATTTTTAGTAAAAAATGCATTTATTGGCCCTTCAAATATAAAGACACTCGATATATCATTAGTAACTTTGTCTATATTAAATAATGTTTTTTCAGCATTAATTCTCGATACATATTTCGGTCTTGTCTTATTATCAGCTGGTAATATTGTTCTAGACTGATAGAACTCAATATTACCATGTTCGTTCTTAAACGGCAACACTAGTCTATTCTTATGAACAGGATCTGTTAATGAAAGATAAAGATTGTCAGGGCGGTTTACCGCTGTATCTAGACGTCTACTGTGAATTAAGTTTAAACACGCGGAGACGATGGGATTCGCACCGTAAAACTTAAGCTGATAAGGGTCACTCAGGTTAATAGAGTCTTTTGGTAGTGTCTCTGTCTTAGGTTTAACAATAGGCTCATCAAAGCTAGGCAAAATCTCACGTTCACCTGTATATTCCTCCACTTCGGAAATAATCTCCGTATCAGTCTTACCGGATACTTGTTTGATCCATGTATATGGCTTACCAGACCACCCACAGTTATGACAGAAGATATTGTCATTCTTTGGAATGTAATAGCAGCGTTTCTTTTTACCAAATGATGACCCGCTTCCTTCCCTACACAAAGGACATGAACACTGGTATGTGTTGTTATACTTGTTAGTTTTAGGGTAGTATCCTAATTCGTAAAATTTCTGTACGATATACTCTTCAGGTAAGTTAATCATGCAAACATTGATAATAGCTTATGCTTAACAAAAAACAAATTATACCAGTCTTCTTTCTTGGATAAGATAGAGTTAATATCATGCTCTTTACATAAGTCGATAAATTGCTGAAAATCAGGCTCGCAACTCATAGCATTTGGCATTTGTTCTTGATAGTATATCAACTCATCACGATTTTCTATTTGCCGATACTTATCTAGGCGAAATAACTCGAGATTGCGTGTAAAAATTGAGTATTCTTCGTCTGTGAGTTTAACTGTACCTTCGAGATACTTTTTAACCTTAACCTTACCAAATTTAGGTATTCCTGGTACATTGTCTGATTTATCACCTACTAAGCATTTGATAGTCATGAAATTAACCTGTTCACATCCTACATTTTCTACAAAATTAGCCGTATTTGTCTCTTTTTTACGAATTGGATCATATACAATAACGCTTTTATTAATTAACTGTAAAAAATCTTTATCAACCGAGATAATAACCTTAGATCCCTCTAAAGACTCGGTCAAATATGCAATAACATCATCAGCTTCTAGCTTCCGTGGAAAAATAGAAGGAATACCTAAGGTATAAAGAAATTCCTTAATCTTTTCGTTGTTTTGATGTGGCGCTGTGTCAGATGACCTATTACCTTTATAATCAGAAAAAAGATCTTTACGATCATTGCGTTGATAATCAGGCTTTTCATCCCAGCAGGCGAGGATCTTATCAGGCTTATAAGTGTTGACATAACTTTTAATCGCATTAAGTGTAAAGTAAATATGAAAGTTATTTAATTTTTCTGGATCTTCAAGTCCTACTATCGTTTTAGCCGTCCAGTATGTGCGATGGATCGCATTATTCATATCCATTATAAGTGTCTTCATTTTTACTATACTGTTCTTTACAAATCTTTACAACTTCTTTTGGACCTTGCTCGACGTACTTAATAATATTAGAGTTCCTTGCTAATTCAAATGATTCTTTAGGTACATTTCGATTTAACATAGTCGGTACTGCAAGAAAATTATAAAACTGTGCTGTTTTTTCAACAAGTATTAATATCTCACCTGCATATGTACCGCTATGAACTGCGTAAATATGACCTATTTCAGATTTACGACTAAACATCTCATTCTTCTAGTTGCGGAATACCTCTCTCAATTAAACTAGTAATAACTACTTCCATTGATGATGTTTTTAACGAGTAATTGCGTGGAAATAGTCTACCACCGTCATTAAACTCAAACATCATTTCACCTTTAAAGTCCTTATTTTCATAGCAAGTAATAAACAAGGATGAATTACCCGGATCAACTAGAATAGTCCATTTTCTTGGATCTGCAATAGAATAGTTAGTATTAATTTTCCATGTATTAAACTTACAATCTTTTAAACGTTTTACGAAATATGATAATGTGGTAATTTTATTTTTAGCAATCTTCATTGTGTTAGTGAGGTTACAATATATTTTAATTTAATGTCATTTGCTTGCATATCAAACACGCAAACACCATACTGTGTATTTACTCCTACATCTATAATATTTCCAATAGTAGATAAAAGTTTAATATTATCCAAATTAAGGGGTAAGGGATTAAGTACAAAATTAACTTCACCTAGATCCAAACATAATGCATCAGTATTATGTCGAGCTCTATCAGTTAACTCCGCTTTTAAGCAGCCATCTTCTGTAAAAAGATATACTTTATTAGTCTCAGTTGCAAATGTACTACCTTTAATAATTGATTGTAGGATATCTTTTGTTAACTGAAAACTAATATCATATTTAAAACTATTAACTTTTTCAATATTAATAGTAGGCTTTGCAAGCAACCCGTCTTCGTACAAATGATACTTAAACTTAACACGGTTATCTTTATATTCATAGTTATTTGAATTAACATTCAATATCATTTCCTTTACAGAAATGCTATCTATAACGCGAATAAGTTTCTTAATGTCAGGTATATTATTTGTACCGTTAAAATTAGCTTCTACCGAATTTAATTCCGCAGACAATATTAGTGTATTGTCTGCGGAAGAGACGAGACAGGATAGTTGACCAGGCTCTCCAGCCTGTACATTTACTATCGCTGACTCGTTGATTTTCGATATCGCATCTAGAAACTTTACAAATTCAGGCTGCTTTAGTACTCTTAGTTCTCTTTTGTCCGCCATGGCTTTCAAGTGTAGTCGCGATTCTAGCTAAGTTCAAGCTAATTTCCTTAAGAACATCAATAATGTCTACATTATTTGTTACTTCTGTAGGTCTAATAGCTTGCTGAATATGTTTTAACTCTTTAACAGCCTGCTCAACACCAACAATTGGTTCACTGATCGGTAAGGATTGTGGTGGGATTATAGGTTGTTCGTATACCAATGGTTGCTCAATTGGTTGTTCTATCGGAGCTTGGTGATGCATCTCTGCACGCTGTGTAGGTGCTTGTAACACTTGCGCAAACGTATTTTGAATGTCTGTACTAATAGGTCTTAGGTTAACCGACTGACCCATAATCATCTGATCAGTTTGCTTTGCAATGCCATGCATAGTCCCCGCAAACATTAAGAATGCTTGTTTTTCTTCGTCAGTCATATTACAGGTCCTTGAGAAGCTCGTCGATTTCATCATCAATAGAAGTATCATTAAATTGAGATGATGCCTTAAATGGTGAATTATCTGCATTTTTTTCTTCTTGAGTTGATGGTGTTGAAATTCTAGCTTGCTGAGTATTTACTTCGGGTTCAGAGGCTTCCGTCTTACAGTAGTAATGTTCATTAAGCATAGCTTTAAGTTCATCATATGACTTAAGACTAAAGACTTTTGTAAGATCAAAAGTGCTATCGTAGATCTTCTTTTGCTCATCTTCTGTAAGAGCAAGTTTACCTGCTGAAGTAAATCGAGATGATACATAGGTAGGAAACTCTCCTTGATTTTCACACTTAACTTTAAAGTTAACACCGGTAGATCCAAGATCGAAAATTCGTGGACCGAACTCTTCTGCATCCTCACCCTCAATAGCCTCCATAATAATTTTATGAAGTTGCTTACCGTAGCGAAGAATCTTAACTTTGCCGTTGTTATCAGGATTCTGTGAATCATCAACAACATAAACGTTAACAAGATACTTCTCAATACGTTTAATTGCTTTGACTTTTTCTTTATCGTCTTCTGACCCTGCACGTAGAATCTTGAAGCGTTCTTCAGCGATCGGATCACGTTCACCGAAGGTCATCGGCGATAGAGTTTGTACGTATTGACCTGTTGCAAATGACGGCCATCCATGATTGTAATAATGGAAGAACGTATTTTTTGGATCCTTAGCGAAGGGCAACAATCTAATAGTATAGGTATTGCCTGGTGTAGTCTTCATGATTTCGTTGTAGGTAGCATTACTACCTTCACCTTCATTTTTGACTAGTGCATCCTTGATGGATTGAAACATTGATGTATTGAATGAACTCATTTTTTATATTTTGGTTGTTAGTTTAATTTTGGTTATACTTTATTATATCTCACTTTTTTTATTTTTCAACAGATATTCTTCAATAAGTCGAAAAGATTCTCTTATCATTACCTTTAATTTTGCAGATTGTTGGAAATTAATCCGTGTATCATTCAGCAGTTTATTAAAATCAGTAATAAAAAATTCTAAGAGATCTGGTTCAACTTGTCTAATAATTCTGTCACATTCAAGACCGTGTATAACATAAAAATTTATGCTATGATCACGGAGGTGTTGTAACACCAGAGGTGTTGTACCGTTATTTATACTCTTGTATTCAGATAGTGTTAAATTATTCTTAACACAATAACGCATAATAAATGTACAGCATTGCTTACATTTTATAATATTGTCTTCACTATCCGGAGAAGATGTTTCTTGGTTTCTTTTATATAACGCATAGCACTTAATAGCTTTCGGCGTTGTAAAATATTGTAGATCGAAGTATTCATTATCACCATAATACTGATACGGTGCTTTAAAAAAATCTGATATAATTACATTTCTATTACTTTGAAATAGTAAGGATAGTTTCTTAAGAATAATATAAGTCTTATCGTCAATCTTAGTAAAATCTTGCCTTAATTTAAAGGGCTTATCTTTTGCTGTTCTACTCGCAATTAAATATGCGTTATAAATTTGTTTTTCTAATTCAGTTAGAGACATAGTCTAGCGTTATTATAAATCTATCTTCTGGTTAGAATTAAGCCATTTCGTTATATACTTACTTTTAGTGATCGTAGGATCATATTCTAAAAATAGTTTAACGATTTCGTAGTTAGAATCAACTCCTAAAAGGTCTTTTAATATACTTCTCAATTTTTCATCCTGTAAAGCGAGTATAAACACATTTTGAAAAGATAATTTTTTACCTTTCAAGAGTGTACAAAACGAACAAAAAGAGAGTAATATATGTTCACTTTCTCTATCTATAATACTCTGTGAAGGATTTACAACAGGTGTTAAATGCATGGTGTTAATTTAGTTGTAAATTTAAGAAACTTTTCTGTAAGTTTACCTTGAGCAATTTCTTTGCTTTCGTCGATACAATTACCATCACATAATAGTTGAGATAATTTACACAAATTAACATTACAAACTGTTTTATTTGTTTTAATTAATACTTCTTTATCTTTAACTGATACAACAATAGCAATAGCTGCACATAACTTTTTAATCATGTGATTAAGCAACTCTTCTTGAAACTCATCTGCAAAACAGCTAATTACAAGATATTCTTGCAATTCACCTTTAAAGAATTGTGTAGTATTTAGCTGATCTTTATATTTTAAAAAATATAATTTAATATCGTTAAGTTCTTGAACATCAAAATCTCTTTTACCATCACGAAAGGCACTAATACTAGCCTTAAGGTTGTCGTTACAAGTAGCTGGTTTCACTACTCGTATTTACAAATAGTTGCTACATAATCAACTTCCAAAGGATTGTAGCATATTATACGAGCTGTCTTCTGTAGAACTAATACTATCTTCTGCTTGCGTAATAGTAAGTGTAGTATAATCGATTCTCATAGCTTGAGTATGACCTCTTGGTCCATACCTATTCTTCATCATACCTAATCGAATAATACCTAGTTCTCTATCTTCTTCGTTCTGATAAATCGATACAATAACATCAGCAGTAGCTGCTAGACCAACAGATTCAGAGATCGTAGTAAGATCTGGGTTAGCAGAACTAAAGCCAGATCGATTTAACTGAGTTGCAGATATAATCGGACAATTAAACACATAAGTCATAGCACGAACTTGCTCAGTAACATTTTTAATGCGTTCGTATGAGTTAGAACCTACAGTAGAATGTAGTAGATTGAGATAATCTAATACAATAGCATCAATCTTAATACCTTGATCAACGATCTTTTTAATAAATGCCTTTAACTGATTAGGGGTAACTGTACTAGGGGGAAATTCTTTAATAAAAATACGGCCTTTACCTTCATCCTCTTGTTCTTTTAGTGCTTGTCGTAGTGAGTGCGAGTTAATTGCTAGTTCTTTTAGTGGAATCTTACTAACATTAGTACAAATACGACGAGCGTACAGTAGTTCTGACATTTCTAAAGTAATAAGAAGTACATTCTTTCCTTGATTAGCAATATTTGTAGCAATATTACCTAGAAAGATAGATTTACCGATATTAGTCTCACCGGCAAATACATAAAGTGCACGACCATTCTCTTGAAACCCGCCATTCAATGCATCATCGAACCACTCCCATGTACTAGGAATAGCTTTTTGAATACTCGTTAGATCTTCTACAATAATATCTACATCACGATACAAATCAAGACCTCTATCGGTTACAAGGTTAATATTACATGAAGTCTCAAATTTATTAAGAATATCTGAAGTATCGATTGAACCTTTAGCAATATCACTCGCTACTTCAAGCATTGTATGGTATACAGATTTTTCTTTAATAAATCTCTCTGTATTATCATACAATTCACTATTATCTATGTTCTTATCAATGTCCTTAAACGACTCAACAAGCTGTTTAAATGAATCTTTATGCTCTTCTGTAGTAAGATACGTCTTAACTTCGGTTAGCGTTGGTAGCTTTTCACGTTTAGCATAAAAATCGTTAATAATCTCAAATATTTTTGCAATATTTTTAGATTTAAAATACTTAGGCTTAACGTAATCAACAATAGAAGCTAAATACGTAGAGTCACACAAAGAACGATAGCAAAGTATCTTCTCGAAATAATCATTATCAAGGTCAAGGTTACTCACAATATAATACTAATATAGTTCCCTACAATTACAATCACAGTTTACCTTTCCACTTGTTTAGGAACCATTTTTGACCCTCATTAAACTCAGGAGTGAATTCCCTTAATCCTGGTGATGCATGAGTAATCATGATATCTGATACGCCGATTTTTAATTTTTCCTTATGGCAGCTCAAAGAAAAATCCAAATCATAGTGGTGAAATCCGGCTGGGTTAGATTCATCAAATCTAACTTTCTCAAATACTTTACGACTCATTGCCATAAACACACCATCAATTAGAACAACCCGTTGAGGGTAAGGTCCAAAAGCAGTCATTGATTTTTGTTTTTCATTACCATGCGATACAGCGCCGTGAAGCTTTCCGCCACCAAATCCGCCACCCATTAAATGCCATAATGCTGGTTCCTCTAGTTTACATTCTGTTGTACCCGCTACACCGATTAAATCAAACTGTTTAAACAGTGTAGGTAATTTATATGATAGGTCAGATTCAATAATAATATCATCATGACAGAGTATTAAATATTCTGCCTTTTCCTGTATTGCGAAATCAATAGCCTTATTATAAATGACAGGTAGGGGTTGTGTATTATTTTCCTTGAAGAAGAATTTCTTGCGCATAGAGCGATCACTATATAATAATGTATCTTTCTTTGATCCTTTTGTTGCTGTAAAATAAAATGTATTTTTCATAAAAATAAAAACGGTGAGTTAGTTTCAAATGTATCAACGAGAGTCCATGTTTTAAAGTCTTTAAGCATCATGATAACACCTTCCGGTAATAACCTGAAACCTTCACCTCCAAGTGTAGATATATCACCATTATCATTATAGTGTAATACTGATCCCTGCCTTATAATATAAGTATCGTTCGAATCTGTATCAATTATACATAGTGCAAACGTACCTCTAAGCTTACTCAGTACTTTTTTAATAATACCAGGTGCTGAACATTCACCATTACACTCTTCAGTAAAGAATTGTAAAAGATTAGGAATAACAGACGTATCCACTTCATTCACATCCCAAGGTGTATATTGGGCTTTTAGTTCTTTATGATTTGTTAATACACCGTTATGTACGACAGACCATGATAACGATTCAAACGGGTGAGATGTATCGTATGACCAAGAACGAGCTGCAGATGTTGGAGCTTGTACATGGCCTATATAATAGTCACACCGCTCGTCTAATTCAATTTGGTTAAAATCGAGTGTACCTTGTTTTTTAATAATTTGCTGCTCATTACCATCATACAGACAGAGAACTCCACTAGCAAAATTACCACGAGGTAGATTACCATCGTATAATACTTCAAATTTTGATACATTGTTAGATCCTACGATTGCGCAAATAAGTCAGCTTCTCACTCCTTTCATATATATTTTATTATAAATAATCTCGTCTCTCCTTTGGCATTCTCCAGAAAAAATCGATTTGACCGGTTAAGTTATTTTTAGCTAATGCATAAGATGGATATTCAATACCATCAGGCATCATATACCAGGATTTACGTTCTTTTTTGACTTTTTCAATACCTAAGTTTTTTAGTGTGTTAGATCCAAGACCTTTTATTTTAAAGAGGTCGTTGTTCGAACGAAAAGGTTGCATTGCTACAATACGTTCCGCTACTCGTTTACCTATTCCGGGTAGATTACATATACCCGTATAAGACATTTCGTTAAAATCTTCCCAATTTAATTGCATCTTCTATAAATAAGTATATATGAGTTCTTTTACTAATCTACTCTCAAGATTATCTTTTATTAACGAAGCTGTTTCACCGCTCGATACACTTATTCCTGGCTTTCAAAAACAAGCAAGAGGATTAGCTGCAGCAAAGGGAGCATCTGCTAGCACACGTGAGGGAAAGTTAGCATTATTAACTATTCTATACGATCTTGATATTATTGACGATTCCGTTGTAAGAATGTTTAAGAATGACCCATCTGTTAGTAGATTAGTTGCGTATTTTGAGCAAAATGGTATTGCAAAGGCTATTAAAGCTCGTAAAGATGATATCCAGAATTATATTAAAGATAAGTTAGAAGATAAAATTAGCTTTACAACTGGTAACAGAACGGATGCTGCAATGCAACGTATGGAAGTTAATAAATTAAATACAGAACTTAAGGCTGCTAAGAAGGTAGCTCGTATCGAACGTAAAAAGGATACCGCCGCTGCAATGAGTGCTGTTAGTCAGGTAGTTGATAACTATGCTGATTTGGTTGGATCAATACAGGGGTCATATAGCGAGGACTATATGATCGAACTTGTTGCTGATAAAAGTAGTGATCTTGGCGATATTAACAATATTGTTAATTATCTCAAGCAGTTCGTTAAAGAGTCTGATATAGACGTGGAAGGAAGAAGTATAGATGCGACATTCTCAAAAGATTCTAAACTAGGTAAAATTATAACTCGTCTTGGTGCTGAAAAAGTAGAGTCACAGATTTCAGACGATCTAGAAAAATACGGTGGTGTTGGTGTTGTTATTCATACACCTGATATACAAGCTAAACCTAATATGAACGGTAATATAGGTCAAGAAGAAGAAGAGGGGTACGAAGAAGAAGCTGAAGATGAAGAAGGTTTTACTACTACAGTAGAAAGATTAGAAGAGTTTGGAATATCTACCCCGAGGTATACTAATGGCAAAATACCCGATATAAAAAATAGTAATACAGTGACGGAGGGATCAGTTCTTAACTATATGTCTGAACAAAGAGTTTACTCATCTCCAAAGCCGATCGTTGAATCAATAAGCTTTAGAGACAAGTTTAAACCACAAACTTCTAAGCAGTTAGCTGAATTAAAAAGTTACGGAATGTAATTACATCCTTTGGCTTCGTAAATCCCGTCAAGCTTTTCCTGTTGCAGATACTTAATGGGATCTCTGTAATTTGCTGAAATAAACCCAGCTAATCTTAAACTACTCGCTGGAGTTGTAGCATCTGCTAAACCATCTTCTCTATTACTATAACATGTCCATGTGTCTCCGAAGTTTACTCCTAATTCTACACCCTGCCTTACGATATCAGCCTTTGACAGGGAGAGCAATGGAGCTCCCACGCGGATTCTATGTTGTCTGTTAAGTGATATTAGTTCATTCATCTTGTCAACGAACGAAAAATCTCCGTCCCAGTAGCCGGCTAGAGAGTCAACTTGTGCGGCACCATACCACACTTCATCTGCTTTTAGACTCTCTGCATAAGCACAGCAGATCGTAACAAACATCTGATTTCTAAACGGTACATATGATACAGGTTGCGCATCACCTGCAATTTTACTAATATCTGGGTTATCAATCCCTTCATTAGTAAGAGATGAGGTAGGTGAGATATCTTTTAAATATGTTACATCTAATGTCTTGTTTGTGACAGTAATATTAGGATATTTTTCCTTTATAAGTTGATACTGAACCCCCATACACTCTAATTCCCTACTATGTCTCTGACCGTAATCAAATGTTACTGTATGAATTTCACTATAACCTTGAGCTGCTGCCATGTATAGTAATACTGTACTATCCGCTCCTCCACTAAATGCTAAAACTAATTTTTTACTCATGATTTTTTAAAAGTTGGTTATTATTAATAATAAAGTCGGTTACTATAAATACTAGTATGAATAAGTATTATGTTTATATGTATATTGATCCTGAAACTCGTAAACCGTTTTATATCGGTAAAGGTACAGCTTCTAGAGCTTGGGCGTTTACCGGTCACGATCATAATAAATGGCTAACTATAAAAATCAATACAATACGCGATAAAGGTTATAAAAGTAAGGATTTTGTTATTATTATGGATGATAATTTACTTGAATCAGAAGCTTTTGAACAAGAAAAATTACTTATCGAGCAGTATGGTAAGAAAATGGATGGTGGTATTTTGTTTAATATTAACGATGGGGGCGTACAGCCACCATCACAAAAAGGTAAGACGTGGAAGTTATCTGAGCAATCTATTATTAATATGAAAGCTAGTTGGACACCGGAACGTAGAGAGAAAAATAGTATTAAATTTAAAACAATTGAACGAACAGCAGATTGGTGTGCTAAAATATCTGCTGGTAAGCGAAAAGCAGTATTTGATCAAATAGTATTTGAGCAATATGTATTATCTAATTATAAATTAAAAGATATCATAGATATGATGAACATTACCTATGATATCTTTAGAGATCGCGCGCTTTTAACTTATAACACTGTTAAGTTTAGAGATATAAAGAAATTAATTAATATCCTCTAATACTTCATCAGGTACTGTTACTTCATCATTAGAGTAAGACCAGTTTTTCTTAATTTTTACTTCTAAGAGCGGTATAATAGTTTTTTCCCACAAATCAATGTCTTTTCTAAAATTACGATAATATCCAAGCTTAGTACCATCTTCTAGTGTATATGTAGCTCCACTTTGAACAACAATACCATGTCCAACTGCGAGGTCGAGTAGACCGTAGTAGCGATCTAAACCTGTAGAGAATGATAAGAACATTTCACCTTCAAGGTACTGTTTAATAAATCGATTCTTACGTGTAAGAGCTCTGATAATAATGCCTGAGTAATTCTTTTGACCAACAGCAAGTTTTGTATCCGTTGTTTTACCACCATCATCTTTAACGGGCTTACGAGCTAGCTGAACTGTAACAGATGGAAGATAAACGCATGCTTTACCTCCTGGCATATTTTTTTCAATTGATGGAAACATTGCTGTAGGATCATCATATACATGGTTTGTAAGTAAAATTGTTGTCTGTGTAATAGATCCAAGATTAGTACATGTTTGTAATAGGGTTTTCATTGCACGAGCTTTAGAGCCCATATCGGAGCTAGTACTTTCCTTACCCATACGAGAGTGTTCGAGTTCTGATTGAAGATTACCAAGTGAATCGATAGCTACAATAAATCTACCTTGAAGCTTTTTTTCTTGAACCGATGTTAAGAACTTATACAGTGCGTTTCGTGTTTGTTCAATACTAACACACGGTACATATTTGACTTTAGATACATCTAACCCAATACGAGTAGCTCCTTCCGCGTCAATAGCATTTTCTGTATCGAAAATAACAGGAATAAGTCCTTCTTTTTGAGCATTAGCAAGAATCTTTTGTACAAACAATGACTTACCTGTCATAGACTCACCTGCAAGCATTACAACACGACCTTTAGGAATGCCGCCGTAAACAGATCCCGAAATAATTGCGTTAAGCACATAACTTCCTGTATCAATCCAACTATCTACTCTACTCAGTGTGCTATCTGAGAGATAAGTAGCAAAGGGATTAACCTCATCAATACTATCTAAGGCACTTTTAACATCTTTATCCATATAGATATTATAGATACAGCGCTCTATAAATCAAGACAAAAAAATACCCCCGGAATTACGCATGCAAGCAGAGGCGCCGGGGGTTTGCTAAATTTATTTAATCAGTCTTCAAATAATCTAATAACTTCTGCATCACCTTGAGCGGGTTGCTGTGGAGCAGGAGTATTAATACCGTTATACTGTAGAATAATCTTACTATCAAGTTCTACAGAAGATTGTACGATACTAGCTCTATTAAATGTCCAATGATTGGATGTACGTGAACCAGGTGCGAGGAATTCCATAAAGATATAGGGAATAGATTGAACTTGAAGTTGGCCTGTTTGTGGATTCGGTTGAACGTGAATAATGACAGGATTATCTAGAGTTAACGTTGTAGCAGTCTGTTCAACTTCTACTCCAATAACTGTACGGCCGATATGATCAATAATTGTTGTAATCTTACTCATGATATTTATTGTATATTGAGAATATTACTTTTCAACTTTTTTGTTAGTATTAATAAGTGATTTGTTTACTTCTTCTCTCCATGCTAGTAATCCGCGACGCATACTCTCTACGTCAGGTTGATTATTAACACCTGAACCATCATCATGTCCCATCATAATATCCGATACAATGCGTAGTATTGCTTCAATACCTCTTGCTTTACCACGCCAAAAAGCAGGGTGTGAGCGTCTTGTATCGTCAAGTTCAGGTTGGTCTAAGTATTCCATATTAATAGTATATAGTTGTTAATTTTTATTTTGCAACTAGATTAGAATCCAAATAAATCATCAAGTTCTGTTTGCACATTATCAGTTGGCTTTCTAATACGCCAATTTACAGAGTCATAAAAACGTTCAATCGAATTAAACAAGATCTTTTCAAACATCAGTACATAGTCGATTTTAAATAGATTTCTAAACTCAGCATTATAATCATACTTGAAGCCGATAGTTGTAATACCATATTTGTTTTGCTTTTCTACATATAGATATCTAATTTTATCACCAGAGGTAATAGTTTCACTTTTACCGTCAATCTTTGACATAATTAAATTATGGTAGTATGCTGACTTAACGTGAATAGGCATACCTTTAGCTACTAAAAACTCTTTACACTGTGATGCATATTTTTCATAACCTTTTACACCCATAACAAACGCAATTTCTTCCGGTGAGAGACTCTTAAACACATCAAACGTTTCATTAAGTAGTTTATTAGTCTGATTTTGAGATTGTGTTAACAACATTGTCTCGATAATCTTCTTAGCGTATGGTTTAATAGCATTAGGCATCGTAGTACGTACAACTTCCACACCTACATACTTAAACTTATCAACCTTTAGACCTTCATCATCAAGAATATGCATTACATAACGCTTTTTCTGCAAAAATACCGCAACATCTGCAATACACTCACGTTTAAACACGAATCTACTATCTTTCGTGAGCAAATTCTTTTTAGCCCATAAAGTAATACCTATATTAAGATAATCTTCAAGATCATTTACGGTTTTATAAAATTTTTCCGATATAACCTCACCATCCTTAAGAGGAACCTTGTCCTTTATGCATCCTAATGAAAAGTAGCACGAGTCTGTATCAGAGTATACCCAACTCTCATTAAGAGTATGTGAATCCGTCACATTAAAGTTAGTAGTAAGATAGTTTTGTAGTAGTTTACCGGCTTGTTTGATAACAGCTTGACCAGTTAGCGTTACAGACGATGCAATATCATCATCGCCAATAGGAGCTTGCTTATTACCCATATATCCATAACAACTATTAACAAGAATCTTAATAACCATTTGTTTAGTATTAAGTCTTTCTACTTCAAACTGTATCTTTTCATAGTCAGCGTCAGACTTGTTAAGTGTTTGTAGCTTTTTACGAACTTTAAATAGTTCTTCCTTAATAATAACACGTTCTTTGTAATAGTGATCGAGGAATTCAGGAATAATACCCTGCTTCTTTTGTGTAAATAGGAAGCCTGCTTTAGTTATAGCTAATTCTTCTTGCTTAATAAAGGAACTAAACTTTTCTTTAGTTAAATTAAACGATTTACCTGATATATGATGTACAATAAAGTTATTATCATCAGTCTTCTCTATCTTACCCACCTTTGTTTCAGGAGATAAATTAAGTGCAATCATAACATTCGGATATAGTGAGTTAGCATCGAAAGATACAACGTTTTCTTTAAAGCCATGCTTAGGTTCAGCTACATAGGCGCCAGGATTTTTACCTTCTGCTTGAGGTCTTACAAAAGTTGAAATAACTTCCTTACGCTTACGCGCTTTAATAGTAAGCGCACCATTAATGACAGAAATAGTACCCATAGCACCTTCAAGAGTAGTTAAACCTACATAAGAAAGCATACGTAAAAGCGAAACATACTGTAACTTTTCTTCAAGTTTAACAAGTAGATTAACATCTTGAATGTTATATTTAACAAATGTATCCCAATCCGTTTCAGATAAAGTAGCGAGGTTAATATCACCATAATCTACCTTACGTTCATTAAGTTCCACCTCACCGATTGCATCTAGTTTATAAGATTCTCTTAGTCTTAAGCAAAATCGCTTGTAAATATCAAGATAGTCAATGCAGGCTACACCACTAATATAGTAACGCTTGACTTCTCTACCAAACTTACCTCTCATAGTACGGTCATATACTTGACCTACAGGTGAAAGTCGATTTACATACTCTTGACCAAGTAACCTTTCTATACGGTTAATAATATAAGGAATATCAAACCCCTCACAATTGTGTGTATGTATACCGTTACATAAGAATGTATGTGTTTCTGTTGTTATATCGTACATTTGCACCTCTCTACCTGTCTTGGTAATAGGTAATATCCTAACTACATATTCATCAGCACCACCATACATCCATTGTATTTTATTAGACGCAGTATTTTTAATAGTTCGATATTTTAAATTGCTTAGTTTGGTTTTTCTATGTGTATGTCTGATATATAAATTTTCTAAAAATTTCTGATTTATATTATTACTATTTACAGTAATATAATTCTTATGCAAACGCGATTGAACACCATTCCATAGTAGTAATTCTTGAAGGTCATTTAAAAATTTATATTTAGTGCAGTCGTAATTACATAAAGAAATACCATTCTGCTCAATCCAGCCATCACCGTCGATCATACCACTAAAAAATGCCTTGAATTGAGAATAAGATAATCTAGATAGTAGTTCTACATCTGGTTGCTTAGAGTCACTTTTGTTATAAATTAAATTGTGCAATACACGAGCTTTATTATTATTACATATCTGCTTGGTATATGAAATAAACTCTCTATTATTAAACCTGGTTATACACTCAGTAAATGGTTTTAGATTTTTGTTATGCTCTTTTGCAAACGCTGCTGTATAACTTGCGATTAAATCGCTATATTTACTTGTCAACCTATAACACTGCTTACTCTTATCATATGTACCATCTGTAAATATAAATCCCATTAGTTGTAGTATCTCTAAAGATATACTCTCCTTTTTTCTTATAATAAAATTATCACAAACACGTCGCGTTGTAGTAAAGTTAAAAATATAACTATCCTGATCCTCATCAACTATGACGTCTCTAAGTGCTGGCACGCTTTCTACAAATTCTTGATAGTTTAAGTCACTATTATTATTAATACCTAGATGTTTGACAGCATAGAAATCATAAACAACTTGATCACGCTCAATATCTGCTACACTTAATTCTACAATATTTTTAGTTAAGGTTTTAAAATTTTTATAATCTGTCTTTTTTCTTCTATAAACCATAAATCTATGATCTTTAGAGCACAGAACACTACTACCATGCTCCGTCTTAATCTCGTACTCAGACTTTATACCTGTATTCATAAAGTTATTTATACAAATACCATGTCTTTTAAGAGGCTTATTCTCGAAGTTATTCGATAAATCCTTAATTTTAACTATACGATCCTGTAACCATACATGTTGATTTTCTTCTATACAGTTCCAACCACTAAGAATATCAGGGTAGTCGGATTCTATATACTCGATAAATTTAATAAACAGATCCCGCTCATTTTTGCAGTGATAGTATACTACATTATCAGCAGTATTTGTATATGGAGCTAACCCAAAAGTATTAAACTTCTTTGTAGTTGTATCATAGCATGTAATAACATTTACAGGGTGAGTAGGGTCTTCTGTATTCGGAAAGCTGCTAGGTGAAAAAGTTTCGATGTCAAAAAATACAACCTTTAGTGGGTGCTGAGTAAACTCAGGCGTTTCATTCTCACGCCAAAACGTCTCTAGCAAGTATTGCTGAACTGTTGGAATATTCTCAAACAACCTACGATTACCGGAATCAGCAATGTACTTAGTTCGATCGTATTGTGTATTAAATGAGCGCTTTTTAACCTTTGTACCGTAAATAGATACCTTATCTCCGTCAGGTGATTCGAGATACAAATAAGGATTAAACGTTACATCACGAGTGACACGTCTACCTTCATCATCCCAGGTAAAAAGCTTGATTGATTGATTTCGACTATTATATACTGCGTTTCGATACATTCTCTACTATAGTATAAATTATAGTAGAGAGTTATCAACGTTTATGGGTTCCAACGCTTAAGATATTTTCGTTCTGTTGATCCGTATGGCGTATTAAGTACCTCAAGATGACATCCAATATTTTCATCTAATTCAAGAAAGCGTTGTGATCCTATATGTCTAAAGATTTCAACATTTCTATAATATGCAGCTTTATTTTTTAAGAGAGCTTCAAGCTTTTGTTCAAGTTCAGGTCCTGTTTTAAATTTAAGATCAGCGGGTGCGCCTTTATATGTTTCCATATCTTGTACAAGACAAGGAAGACCTAGTACGCACGCTTCGATAAATTTAATATCGGATTTTGAATTATTAAATGAATTATCTTGAAGCGGTGCAATCATTACTTGTGCACCAAGGTTTGCAATAAAAGCTGGATATTTATTAAGAGATTGCCAAGGATGAAATTCAATTTTACCGCTTTGGACGTGAGGAGTTAAAGCTGGTGGAAAGGCGCCAACAAATACCCATTGATATTTGTCAATGGTGTTACGTACAACATCAAGAACATGCGAAAAATCATCTATACCACCATTTTTGTTATCGACATCATAATGTGCTCCTGATCCAGTATATAATACTCTGGGCTTCTTTTTATTTTTATCGTAGTTGTTCCAAATTTGTTGTTTGTTGTAATAATGACCCATCCAGTGGTAAGGTACAAAGTTAGGTATAACAGTAATTTCCTTTTTACCTGTACGTTCTTGATAAAGCTTGCGCATATAGTCACAGGTGACGGTGACTTCATCACACATATTAATAATATCTATACAGTTATTACGAATTTCATCGTTATCAAATGCAAATTTAAATTTATTATAATCAGGAATATCCTCTCTAAATACAACATCGTCAACCTCATAAACTATTTTAAATCCATGATCTTGTTGCACAGTCTTAAGATACTTGATAAATTCTTTTTGATCATTTGATGCTTGTCGTTGTACTTTAACGCACTTAACACCAGTATACCAGCGTGGATCAAAAATCATTGCTGTTTGTGATTGCGAACAGCCATAGCCCTCCGAATTAATAAGTAATTCAGGCCAGAGTATTCTCCAAAAACCACCATCATCTTCACTTTAATTCGTTAAATTAAAGCCGCTTGCGCTGCTATATGTTTCCATATAGATGAGACTATATCATCATCTAGAATCTAGATGGACCCCGTTTCGATACACTTGTATCTACTCACTTACGTGATAGTCGTTGAACGTTCTCTTTCGAGCTTCGCTGCTGATTGTCATGATATTTCAAGAGTTTCCAGCAATTAGAGGTCTTTGCTTTACACGTTAC